TTGTCTCCAGTCGTTAGTGGAACTTGTGAAATCTAGATAGTTTGAAGATAACGCGACCTGCTGTGGTGCTGGCACGATATTTAAACTATCTCCTCCTGTAATTGCCATTTTTTCTTAATTTTTATTTTTTATTTTTCATTTTAAACTTAAAAGAGTTTGAATCATCACCTAGAACACGAACTTTTAATCCTCCAGTTTTAGTCTCTTCGTGAGTACCTCTTGGATTCATATCAATATTTTTAGACTCCTTAATGCTTTGTTTTAAAGCATCGGCTTTTCCTTGCTCATAAAAATGTTGAGCAACGGCGTCTGCGTTCATAGCTGTATATATAGCTTTGTGGTATCCAGCGGCATCTGATAGCGCTTTATTTTTATCGACAAACTTTGCCATTAAATTATTTATATCGCTTTGCTTTGCTTTAACACCGTCTACATCTTTGATATTAAATCTGTATCTTTTTTCTCCGACGTTATATTCAAAACCTTTGAACTTGTCATTAAAAAGACTGTTTGTTTTCTTTTCAAAAATGTCGCTGCTTTGTTTTACAGCTTTATTGTTTTGTTCCGACTCTTTATTGTATCGGTTGAAGAAATCAATTGCTTTCTGCTGCTCAGGTGTGAGCTTGCTTCCAGCTTTAATCTCTTCGTAGTATTTAGACTTTTGCCCGTCTAAGTAGGCTTTGGCCTCGGCAACTTGCTCTTTAAGGGCCAGCTTCTTTCTTTTAATATCTTTTTCGTCATCTAAATCTTCATCATACGAAAATCGATCCTCAATTAAAAAATCAACTTCATCTGAAGATAAATGAGGTTTAGTAGTTTTATAATACTCACGTAAAGCTTCAGTATTACTTAAGTTGCTAGTGTCTCTATTTAACTTAACATAGTCTTCAATATCTCCGCCAGTGTCTTCCATAAAATCAACTAGCTTTTGAATATTCTCTGGTAACGGTTTGCCCGTAGCTTGAGCTTCTTCAATAGCTTCTACAGCTTCTTCAGCTAACTCTTCTACTTCTTCTTCCGTTACTTCTTCTAGTACTCTAGGTTCTTCTTGTGTTTCTGTTTCCTGTTGTACTTCGTCTTCAACTTGTGCGGGTTCGGTGTCTTCATCGACTCCAGCCACTCCTGAGTTGTCAACGTCACTTTCTTCAGTTTCATTGGTTGGTGGTTTTGATAAATCTACTTTAATAACGCTGTCATCACCTTCGGTTTCAAACTTAGGTGCCTCAGCTTCTTCTTGTACTGTAGCTTCTTGCTCGACCTCTTGAATTACTTCTTCAAGGTCTGTTTGGTTATTGTCTTCCATAATATAAAATATAAATTGTTATTTAGGTCCGAAAGCTTCTAAACTAAACCCCTCTCCCATAGTATCATTACCTGCTGACTCAAAGTTTTTAGGTGGTTTTCCACCTTTTCTTTGGTCTATAAGTTCACTTTGTTGAGTGGCTTGTATTTTAGTTCTTTCGTCTTTGCGATCTTCTTTTTGTTTTTCGCGTTGTTTTAAGTTTTCTGTGTCTGCACTTCTAAGCTGCATGTTGTATTGGAACTCTAGCTCCATTAACTCTTTTTTAGCTTGCATTTCAAGTTGTAGTTTCTGAGAATCAACTTGCGCCTGAGCCTGTACCAGCTGTATCTTGCTCTGTGTAATAGCGTTTTGCTTTTGCATTTCAGTTTGCGCGGCAGCTTGCGCTGAGGCCTGATTAGACTGCGTTTGCGCTTGTATGTTTTGCATTTGTTGCTGTCTGTCCTGCTCAATCTTTTTAGCTCTACGTATTTTTAATAATTGATTAGCTAACTTTAAGTTCTTTATTTCTCTAATATCAATAGCGTCTTCAAGCTCAATACTGTTCTTTTGAAGAGCCATTTGTATATTGTTTTCTAGCATTTGCTTTTCCTCTTCATCAGGTGCAAGCTGTATAAATATACCAAAGTCGTGCAAGTGAAGATCTGATATTTCTTCTAACTTAGCTACGTTTCTATGACCTATTGCTTCTATAAAAGCTTCTTTTGTAGGTGAGTATTCAATAATATCAGATATGCGTAAAGATATTTTTTCTGCTGTTTCAGCTGTAAGCAGCAAACCAGCTTGAAGTATATGTCTAGTAGCTGTATTTGAATTAGCTGCAGCTAGCTTCTGAATACCTACTAATGCGTTTTTATCAGGCATACTACCATCACGAGCTTCGTTAAGACCTGTTACATCACGGATCATTTGAACGTAATAGTTGTAAGTTTGTATTAACGATTGTAACTTTGCGCCTTTGCTACTAGAGTTTATTTCTTGAATAGGCACTTTACCAGGATTCATATCACCTTCAGACGTAAAGCTTCTACCTATAATACTACCAGTTTGGAAGAACATATTAAGCGCTTCTTGAGGATTATAGTTTGTGCCGTTACCTAAATCTATTTCAGCAAGTCCGTCTGCATCGAGGTACACACCATCTGGCACCATCTTAGACATAACCTGCTGTAACTTTAAATGCGTAAGCTGAATCATATCAGCAAATCCAGTAATTCTACTAACTAAACTTTCAATACGACCATTGTATAAACGTGGCGCTACAATACTGTAATTCATTTTTACTTTATTGTAGTTGCTCTTAGGTCTCATCATATTAGTGCATAATCCCCACTGAAGTAGTTTTTGACAACCAAGCACAAACACTCCGCTGTAAAGTACTTCAACTTTTTTAGACTCTCTAGTAAAATCACCAGTTTTATCACTTGGTGGATTAAACCTGTCTGTCTTTCTTATAGCACGCTCTCCACCAGTGCCTGTAGTTTTTACTTTATATACTTCGTTGTTATAAGTTTTATAATCAAAGTAAAGAACTGTTACTTGGTTTCTGTCAGCTCTAGGCTTGCCATATTTGTAATCGTGTTGCTTATCTTGATAGTAGTTCTTATCTAATATCTCTTCAATCTCTGCTTCAGTAAGATCTGGAAACTGCCTAACTAACTCGTTAATAGGCAGCGTTTTTATTTCACCAGCATAGTATACATCTTCAAAGTAAGGAGAGTTTGTTTTAGAGTAAACTAAGTTAGCCGGATCTACGTAATCTACAGTAACACCTTGAGATTTATTGAAACCTGTTCTTACTGACCCAATACCTAGAACAGCTAGATCATAAAAAAATCTTTTCTTAGTTGACTCGTAATTGTTTCCTTCAAACATAAGATCTATAGCTTGCTCTTCTGCAATCTCTATGGCCTGCTTATATTCAAGCTGCATATATAGCTCTAGCTCTTCTTTTGATCCAGGAAGTTGAGGCACTTGACTTTGGCTAGTATCAAACCCAGTTTGCTGCATAATAGCGGCGTCAAACTGCTCCATTTCCATGTCGCCAGCGACAGCGTCCATAAAGTTAGCTCTTTCTTCAGAACCTAACTTATCTATAGAAAAAGCTTTAATGTCATATGTTCTTTCAGCAATACCGTTAACAACGATATCTACAAACTTAGATACAATTGGCACTGGCTTCCAGTCTAGATTAAGGTAAGACAAGTCGCCATTAATAGATAACTCATCTTTGTATTTTTGAACTGGTTGCTCTCCACGCGCATATAATCTTAGTCTATGAAACTCATTAGAAGAAGACGAATACTTACTAACGCTATATTCATTACCAAACCACTCTTGGTTGATAGCTTTAGCAATTTTTTCACCGTACTCTATAGAGCTTTTTTCTTCATCACTAACATCTTGCCTTGGAAAACTAACATATACTGACTCAGCCATGCTTATTTTATTAATTTAGAGTTTACACCCTCGTTGTTATATTTCGCTATATTCAAGTTTAAAGGTCGTCTTTGGCGCTCTGCATGTGGTGCATATAAGTGTCTGTTGCAGGCCATGATAGCCAAACCAGTACTTATAGAAGCGTCATGTTTAGTTCTTTTGTTTATATCAAACTTAGCCCAGTCTTGTAGCGTATCGTTGAAATACATTGTGCCGTAATTACCTTCGCCTACATGACCAACATGATCATTAATATACATCTCAATAGCTGCAGCGTGAGCTTGTTTAATATCTTCACTTGAGTTTGGTATACCACCAACTTCTTTTTCAGCAGTTGATAATTTATTCCATGATTTATCAGGTCTGTTCATACTGTAACCTCTATAGCCTCTACGGCGTAAGTAATACAGTAGTCTAGGTTTATTGTTTTCTGCAAGTAATGGCATACCGTAAAATACTAGCGCCATCAAAACGTCTTCAAAAAACATTTCTGCGGTTTGTGGTCTTGCTATATATTCTAAGAAAAACGAGCTTGGAGGCGCGTCTTCCATAGAAAATTTTGTCAATCCGTGTAAAGCACCTTTCGAACCACGACCGTCAACAGTACCACTAATGTCATAGCTATCACAGCCAAATGCTCCCACGTGCTCGTTTCCAGGGTATTTAATTCCATTTTTAATAAATTGTTTATTTTGCAAGTGAGTTGGAGGCACCCAGCTTACTTTAAACCTACCTGTTGGATCTGGATTAAATACAACTTTAGTAT